ATTCAGACCATTAACACGGTTAGCTCTGATTTCAGGCGTTGCAGAACGCGAGAATCCCAACCATGTGCCTGTAGAAGCATTGGAATGATGATATGGAACTCCATACAACGCAGGAAGCGCAGTAGGAGTGCTAATACCATTTGTAACCAACTTATCGGTAGCAGCAGAACTAGCGATAGATGGAGTTACGTCGATACTCTTATTCTCAACATCCCACTTCGTAATAACACCAGAACCGCGAAGTGTAGCGAGAGTAGTATCAAATACCTGGACAGTCTGACCAAAACGCATCAAACGTGCGCCAAAGCCATCAGTTCCAAGTGTATAGGTGTCAACACCACCTGAAGTGGATACAGCAGAGATAGTGCCAATAACACCATCTCCAGCCTGCATCATCTGAGCATCAAGCTGTCGCCTCAACTCATCAAGAGCTGTAGCGGTAAGTCTCCTCACTCCATTAGTAACAGCTTTACGCTCATCGTCTGTAGCCCATTCTGTCAACTTAGTGTATTCGATATTCTCGCTAACGAACACACTAGTAAGAACGGCCTTATCAAACGTAGGACCACCACCCCGTCCCAAATCGCCACCATCAGCATTAAAATACTGAAAGCTGCCACCAGGACGTAGTTCCAAAGGAACACGCATCTGTCTATTAGAGATTTTCTCTACGTCACGCTTCTTGATATTGGCGTAGAACTTATCATCTCGTTCAAAAAGCACGCGAATCTTTGGAATCACACGTTCTAACTCAAGTCCAGCTACCTGTGATTCAACAACAGCCACTTTTACCTCTCATTCTGCATTCAAAAAGTCGATAGTTCTCATACCCTTAGGGATATCTTTCGCATTAGTAATCTTGCCACCCTTTGATTCTTGAGAACGTGGCCGTCCTGGGGTAATTGGACTCTTACTAGGAGTCTCTTCTTCTTCTATAACACGCTTACCTAATCCCTTGAGTGCGTCAATTCTGGCCTTCTTTATGACTGTAGGCAACAGTGTCTTAGCGCGGGATAGATAAGCTGATTTAATACGGTCTACAGATTCCTTACTGAAATTGGAAGCAAACACAGCTTCCCATAACTTATCTTTAAGAGTCGTGAATCGTGTATCTTTACTAAGCACAGAGTCTAGCATCTCTAATGCTTCTCTTGAAGCATTCCTACGAACATAATCAGTCATAGATTTCTTTGGGTCTATATTCGCATCAATCGTATTTCTGAGAGTATTATTAATTCTTGTATTCAAATCAGTCCGACTAGACTCAAATTGCTGCTTGACAAACTGCTGTTCTCTCTGTTCAAGTTCTTTACTCTTACCTTCTGTTTCAGGCTCATTCTTAGATAGATTAGTAGGTGGCTTAAATTCACTAGTTCCAAATACAAACTGATTTAGAAGCTGTGCAGCAGATTGTAATGCTTCATTACCACTATTTCGAGCCTCGCGCACCATCGCTACGATAGTATGCTTGGTGACATTCCCAAGTAAATGATAATATGCCTGCTCATCTACACGCCCTAGTGTGGGAAGATAATTATCTACAATCTTAGCAAATCCCTTTGGACTCTCTGTTTTGACAGCCCTAAGAAGAGTCTCAGTATTCCCACCCATTATATCAGTTTCAAATCTATCCAGAACATTTCTAGCTTCTACAGCAGCTTTTGCATCATCAATAGTTGGGAGTAGTTCGGTAAACTGCTGCTCGCGATAATATGCTTTCTCCAGATAAGGAAAATCCTTAAAGAGAGTAGGATACTTTGCTAGAATTTCTTTCCGACGAACAGGAGTTACAAGCTCTAACTGTTCTTCTGTCGGACCCTCTAATTCCTGTTCAAGTTCTAGTAAATCATCCCCTACTTTTTCTTCTTCTACTTCACCTTCTTCGCCCTTTTCCTCTACTTCTTTACCTTCTTCTTTGGGGACAGTAGTAGGTTTAGGTTTAGGTTTCTCTTCTAGTTCAATTACTTCCTTATCTTCATCCTGACCCAAGAAAGTAATTACATCTTCATGGCCCATTTCACCAGAAGGAGTTTCACTAACTAGAGGCGTTGCAGTTGTATTACTGGACTGTGGCGACATTTCCTTCTCCTTGTATGGGTGCTTCTTGTAATTCACTAGGATTGGGCTTCTCAGGCGGAGCAGCACCAACTGGACCTGGAGCCGGTGGCGGAGCCATCTTCATTTGCATCTGCATATAATGCAGTTTACCATGCAGAAGAACATTTCGATACCCTGCTTCATTATCCATCTTAGCTTGTCTACCAGCTTCACTAACTATCCATTTGCGACAAACCTCGAATTCTATTGCATGATTATCAAATGTCGGGTCAATATCTACTGATGGAACTTCAGGATTCGCTGGGTCCATAGGATTAGGCATGGGCTCAGAATCCAGCAATAGTTTAATCTCATCGTATTGCTTATCTCTATCATCTTCACCCGGAACAAAGAAATCTGTAAGTCCGATTGCCTGACGAATTTGAGGTAGATTCTCAGGAGAACCAATAACTGCAAGAACTTGGGGATTAGCAGCCGTCAAAAGCTGCATTATGATATCTTTCTGCTGCGACCAAGTTAGAGGCAAATTCTCATTAGCTTCCAACTCAACTTTACCAATCTTTCCTTCCAGTTCAGCTTTACGGATGAATACATTAATAAAGTTCCCATCATTATCCCGCTGCACATCTCTCTCATCTTCCTTTACTTCTTGAATGAATGCAGGAATAGCCTTCCCAAAAGTTTCCTTCCACCACATCGTAAAGATTTTCCATGTATTCTGAAGTCTCTGTAGTGCTTGTGCTCTTGACATTGAGTATTGAGATGCAGTTTCACTTCCCTGTAATTGTCCTCCAAATAGAGATGGTAAAGCACCAGATACAAGTTGTGCAAGCCCCTGAATTTGAGTTGCAAATGGCTGAACTTCTGGTGAAAGATTCGCTGTCTTAACCTCGTGGAATCCATCACTTAGAGTTTTACCACTCTTAGGAATAGCCTCATAGATACCACCAGGAACAGACTCCATCTGGCGGTAGGCATCGAAGTTTAGCACACCGGGGTCAGCAAAGGTCTGAACAATACCATGTTCAATAGTCTGTAGTGTTAGTGAAATGATATCGTTCGTGATTTCTTGGATACTAACCAATAACAAACCAAGAGGGTCATGATGCAAATAATCAGAAAGGGGATTATAAGTAAGAGTCCAAGCATCATCAAGACGTTCATTATAAGCATCGCCAAACTCATCATTAACTAATGTTACCTTCGCGCCATTGGGATAGAGTTTCTTGAGCTTCTTGGTATTATCTTCATCTTGCAAAACATTAAATGCTGCTGGCCTAAGCCACGCATTTCTAATAGTCACATTATTTGTGGGATATGCACCCTGATACTGTGGACTTAAACGTCCCCACTGTTCATAGGGGTCTTTCGGACCAGTAGAGGTAGCAATCTTTTCAGGATGCTTTGAGAGTTTCCCATGCAAGTGCTGAAACTTCTCAATCGCATTGGCATAGTGTGTTTCATAACTAAGAATAAGATAAGGGCAGTCCTCCTGTTTCCTCGCATAAACAGGAACCTTAACATATAGTCCTCCAAAACAATCCATCATGATTCGAGTCTTGGGCTTATGTGTAGTCCCTACAATTCTAGTGACAAGGAAAGATTCATTCTGAATCTCAGGCTGAATTATCTTGCCACAAGCAGGACATAGTTCTGTCTCATATTCTTCTGGTCCTCGCTGTAGAACTGTAGTAAACTCATCTTCTTGCTGTTGTTCTTCAGGATTTTCTTGAAGTTCTCCAATCTCATGAGGATTTTCTTTATCCTCAATAGTATATCCACACTGAGGACACGTAATTACTTGATGCTGTTCCTCAGTTTCTTCCTTCTGGTCCTCTGCATAAGTCCCAAAGTATTCATCAGACTTTGGATAAGTATAACCAGCTACCATACCTTCTGTGCAGAAAATGAATAGCGCGTGGAGCCAAAGTAATGGAACATTGTTATGACGATAGATTAACTGAGCAATCTTATCCCCTGCTTTTGCAGTTGCAAGGTCAAGAGTATTGTCTGCATCGTCGGGATAACACTTAACTGGGGGAACCACGACTGATAACGCAGCGATAATAGATTCGAGATACGCTCGAAAAACATTAACTGGCTTATCGTAATAGGATTGCTGTGTATCATCAGTTTGAACCTCATCCCATATACGCCAATCATGCGCGACTTCACTATACCAAGCCTTCTGGAAACCCTCCCAAAATAGCTTAAGCCTCCGCCATGTGCGAATCTGGCGTTCTCTAATTTGGCGGTCCTCTCTATCGAAGTGACTAACTACTTCTTTTAGAAGACCCTGGACTTCTTCAGATACTTCTTTAGGCATTAATAAAACAGCCCACTTCTAAATGGACGATTAGACAAACTTGCACCTGCTCCAAGATAAGCATTACGGATTCCACTTGTAGTAGGTGATGAAGCGCCACCTGCATTATTCATAGAACCTTCCATGACATTAGGAATATTAGCAGAATTAGGGTCCATATAGCTTGTGGGGAAACTAGGTGAAACATTAATACCACCAGTGAATCCACCCCTACTCATATAATCCTGTGCTGTAGGTTGTGGTGTTGGTGTTTGTGGTGTTGGCTGTGGTG